ATTGCTACTGGTTGGATAGAGTATACTGGCGTAAGAAAAAATAATCCAGAATCTCCAGTCATTTATAATGAAGAACATGACTTTGCGGTTTCTAAAAAACCCCAACTATCGAACTGGGATGAAAATGATGATAATAATGATCATGCAGTTTTTATTCCAGATGATCTAGATATTGTATCTGTTGACTTTGGGGATAGGAAGATTTAAAATAAAAAGTTAAGTAATATTACAGCAAATCAAAAGAGAATATTAAGTTTCTAGATAGTATTGTATTGAAATGCTAATATTGGGTTGTACAGTAAAGAGACCATGACCTATTTCCAAGACAAAGACAAAAATCTAACAGACGATGAATGGAATGAGATGAATGCTTTGAGGAAGGTTATGAATCAAAATCCAGCAGCTTTGCATCCAGATAAAATGGAACAATTCACAGAGTACCTTATTCGTTCCATGCGGGAGACAGGAGAATAAGTGGCACATGAGTGGTTGTGGGGCGTCTCGGATGCCCTATAATACTTTCATACGCAACAGATGAATGACCACCACTTTCGCTGAGTACGCTGCCCAGCAAACTGCTCGTAACACGATTCATCTCAACGTCGTCAAGTATGGGTTGATGTTGTGTGATGCTTTGACTGCTGACGCTAATCATCTCAAAGCAGCAAACTATGGGTTTGAACTGGACTCTTCTGGTCGTAAGTATCACAAGATCTTTATGACTATCAATGGAAAGCGTGATAGCATCCATGCTTTTCTTGATAAGAAGACTGGTGATGTATATAAACCTGCTAGCGTCAAATCACCCGCTAAAGGTGTTCGCTACAATGTTCTCTCTATTCCTTCTCGTGAAGCAATGTTTGAGCGTTGTGATTGGGCAGGTGGTTATCTTTATAAGTAATAATAAATTCAAAAACTAGATATGAAATTTTTATTACTTCTTCCACTCACTCTCTTATCTACACCATCTCATGCAATTACTTGGGAAGAATTCTGGGAACCATTTCAAAATGAACGGGGTTATGTTTATGAACGTCCAGTTCCCCGCCCAATGTGTAAACGATATGTTTACCGTGAAGAATACATTCCAGGGACTTACTGGAATCCTGGATATGTAAAACGTTATAACCAAGTTGTAAAAGTTCCCTGTTGGTGATCATGGCTATTTACAAAGCAGAAATTAAAACTGTTCCAACAGGATCCAGTTATACGGTAACTGTAGAGTCTGGCTCTATGAGCACTGCTAAGCAGGAAATTGAGCATCTTTATGATCCAATTTACATTCGCAATTTGCGCCAAGTTGGATCTGGATCCAGTAGTGATGGATCTACTGAAGGTACATGGTTCCTGATTGCTATTTTGATTGCAATTGTAGTCGCAATCCAGTTTTGGCCGATTACTCTTGCACTTATCGTCATCTGGGGTCTCTATAAGATTTTCAAATGATTCTGGGGCTTGACATCCCCACCCAAAGATGTTATCCTTTTTACTGTAGTTGCTTTTAGCACAAACTATGATTATTCGTGTCCCCCTCAAAGGCGTTCCGCCTGAAATTCGCTCTGAAATTGAATCATCTCTTCCTGAACCTTTGGTTGTACCTGGATGGAAGTTTGTAGACTATCGCTGGCGTCGTCTTACTCAAATCAATACTAAAGACTCTCAAGGAAACACAGACAATACTGTTCGTATTAGTGGAACTGGTGATTCCGAAGAGCTTCAAAATTCTCTTCGCAAGGGTATTGATGTAACTGAACTTACCCCATCAATCTATCCAAATGATAACTTGATGAACGGGTTTAACCGTCTCAAGAATCTTTTGGAAATTGGATATACCGAATGGATTTTTGCTGAATATGTAGAGGATGAATCTACTCGTACTGAATTCCAAGAATCTTTTTCCGATGCACTTGATGACTTCCGCGCATCTGCAAACAAAGGTAAAGGACAAAAAGTAATTTCCGATAGGGAAGTAGAGGAAATTGGTCGCAAACGCTTCCAAAACCGTAAAGATCAAAGTAAACAATCTATTGTAAAGTGGATTCGTACTCTTGATTTGAATTGGAGTGGTCAAAAGATTGATGGTGTTGCAAATCGCATTTTTAAAGATTTTAGTCGCAAAGGTGTTATCGAATCATATAATCGTGAAGAAGCTCAACAGTTTCTGAATGATAATGGAATCGGTGCTGATCTTCTCAATACCAAAGACTCTACTCGTGTTGCACGTCTTTATCCTCAAATTATGAGGAACTTTGTTGAAAACGGTGTAACAATGGATCTTGCTCTCTTCGATAGCGATGCATGTTCTCATGAAGAGCTTGATCGTAGGCAAAAAGAAACTCTTGAAGAACTTAAAGAGTATGATGAATTGGTGATGAAATATGCTGCAAAGCGTATGCTTATGATTGGTATTCACCCTTGGAACATTATTGGTTCTATTTCCCAAAAAATTGGAGAGACTGTACAAAAACTTAAAAATGGTCTTTGTCCAGTTGAAGTGTGACGGTTTAAAAACCTGCACACAGGGTTCCCTCGGGGACCCTTTTTTGCTATAATACTCTCATACGCGATGAATCCAGTGATCCAACTCCGCCCCCACCAGACCCGCGCCACTGCTGCTATGGAAAAGTATAGCAAAGGTCAGGTGATTGTTCCTACTGGCGGCGGCAAGACTCTGAAGATGATCTTCGACGCGATCCGCCAATTCAAGTCTGAAACTGCTCAGACTATTGTTATTGTTGCTCCTCGCATTCTTCTTGCTGAGCAACTCTCTTCCGAGTTTCTTGAGCACATCGTTGATGTTGAGGTGATGCACGTTCACAGTGGTGAAACGCACCACTTCAGCACCACTAAAGTGTCTGAAATTCAAGCTCATGATGCTGCTTGTAAGGTTGCAAATCGCAACCAACTGATTTTCACCACCTACAACTCTCTGAATCGCCTGCAGGCAGCAGAGATTGATGTTGATACCATTTACTTTGATGAGGCACACAATTCAGTCCAACGTCACTTTTTCCCTGCTACGGAGTATTTCTCTTCTGTTGCTAACCGCTGCTATTTCTTCACTGCTACTCCTAAGCATTCTGCTACTATTTCCAAACCTGGGATGAATGATACTGCTGTTTATGGTCAGGTAATTTGCCAAGTTCCTGCTCCCGAACTTGTGCAGGGTGGTTTCATCATTCCTCCTAAAGTTGTGGTCAAGCAGATGCAACTTGCTAGCAATTTCACTAGTGTTGCTGCTCGTGACTCTGTGAATCTTCTGGAGACTATCGACGACAATCAGTGCGACAAAGTTCTGGTCTGCGCTAAGTCTACCAAGAACATTGTTAGCCTCATCTCTGAGTCTGATTTCATCACTCAACTGCAGTTCCGTGGTTACTCTTACATGTATATCACGGCAAAGACTGGCGCTGTGATTGACGGTCAGAAGGTCAATCGTGAGGTGTTCTTCGACACTCTCAGCGACTGGGGTAAGGATGACTCTAAGAAGTTTGTTGTTCTTCACCACAGCATCCTGTCTGAAGGTATCAATGTGTCTGGTCTCAATGCCGTGATCTTTATGCGTTCGATGGACTACATCGGCATCTCTCAAACTATCGGTCGTGTGATTCGTCTGCACAAAGATGATGCTGCTGGACTTCGCTCTGGTACTATCACTCCTGGTGCGCTCGATCAGTATACCAAATCGTTCGGCCTTGTGTGTGTTCCTGTGTTCGACAAGGTAGGTATCAGCACCGCTCAGAAGATTCAGAACGTCGTTGATATTGTCTTTGAGCAGGGCGATGCAGCAGTTTCCGTCGTGAAGCGGTGACCCCCTGGGGTCTCACCCTAGACCCACTGAGAACCCAGTCGTGGCCTAGGGTGAAAACCCGATTTTTTTGTAATTTCACCCGACAGACCCTAGTGGTCCTCCACCCCAAATAAAAATGAGGATTTTATGCAAGAAGGATTTATCATCGGAAAAGGGACCTATGCAGCTATTCCCTACAAGAATCAACTTATGGTAATATATAATGGTCAACAGTTGAAGGTCTGTAGAACTGAAAAGTCTGCACGGGACTTTATTGCTAAGCACAAGAAGAATCCAAACATTATATGAGCGTACAAATCTTACAGAAACCAGTAGAAGAAGTTAGTTCTATTGAGCAGACATTTGATCTAATCTACATGGATCCTCCCTTTGGATTACAGAGGGATTTTACCATGCAAGAGGAAGATGGTCAGGAAAAAGGATTCTCTGATACTTGGAGTTCCTTTGATGATTATATCGACTGGTATGCTGGCGTAATCAACAACTGCTGGACAAAACTGAATAAAGATGGGTGGCTTTATGCTCACAATAATTTCATTGGAAATGCTCTCGTTCTATCTAAGGTAGATCCCAAGATTCGGGATGCATTCTACACCAATATCTCATGGAAACGCAGCGGTCCAAAAAACAACATTAAAAACGGTTGGGGTAATATTGTAGACTCGATCGTTGTGTTCAGGAAAGGTAGTCCATACTTTGAGGTTGAGTACACATCCCTTGATCCTGTATATGCTGCTAACAGCTTCAATAATAAGGATGAAGTTGGTTACTATGCTCTAGCAAAGGTTACAGGTGAAAAGAGTCGTCCCTGTGCTCGGTTTGAGTACAAAGGATACAATCCTCAGTATGGGTTCCGTATAACAAGGGAAAAACTTGAAAATCTGGATCAGCAGGGTCTACTGCACTTCGGTAGCAACAACATTTACAAAAAAATCTATTCTCATGAGTCCAAGGGTGTTCCTGTACAAAATCTATGGGATGATGTATACTTTATCAGCAGAAGTGAGAAAAACAAGCGTAAATATCCCACACAAAAACCCCTAAAACTGTTAGAACGTATCATAAAGTCGTCATGTCCTGAGGGTGGATGGGTGCTTGACCCCTTCTGTGGATCTGGAACTACAGCAATTTCTGCTTTTAACTTAAATCGAAATTGTATCACGATGGATGTGAATCCAGATGCTATTCGCATTGCGCAGGAGACAATTGATGAACTGTCCACTGTGACTTCAAATGCCCTTGCCGATGCCCTATATTAATTAAGTTCTAAGGATTTCTATGAAACCTTATCCTCTGGGTATCGACAACCCCATCGTTGTTCGTGGGGAAATTGGTTCATCTCGGTGGGCACTCTATTGGAAAGATGGTTTCCAAAAGATTGCATCTTTCCCAAATGAGTATAGTGCATATGAAGCTCGCCGCGCTATTCTTAAATCTGAAGGTTATGATTCTTGAA